TTTTTCAAAGTCAGTAAGGTTTGCAAAGTCTGACCGGTCTTTAGATACATCTATTTCCTCAGGTCTCCAGAAGAAGCCTAACATCTTTTCAGTAATCTTTTCTAAGGCCGGGTTTTGGACCTGGTCATAGCGAGCGATATCGACTCCCCCGTCAAAGAACATGAGGGAATCCATATGTGATTTAGTTTGTTTTTCAAAGACTGACATTCAATTTTCCTTTATATAGTACAGCTGTCGCAATCATCTTCATCGTAATCTACTTGGGTTAGAGGCTCATCGATATTCATTTCGCCAGCACCGTCATGTGTGTTATTATAATATAGTTGCTTACCACCATACTTATAGAACGTTACAATGTCCGTTATCATTTGAGACATTGGCACTTTGGATTCTGGAAAGTGCTCAGGGTTATATGATGTATTAACAGATATACCTTGATCGATATACTTTTGCAATACAGCACACACCTTAAGGTATCCGCCTGGAGTTTTCTGATCCCATAATAGATCATACTTGTTTTTCAAGTGATGATGTCCAGGAACAACCTGAGCCATCACACCGTCTTTAGATGCTTTATATGATACTAAAGCACGTGGTGGTTCAATACCATTAGTTGAATTACTAATCTGTGCTGAAGTCTCTGCCGGCATAAGTGCCATTAAAGTAGAGTTACGTATGCCATACACTTCTAGATCTTTACGCAATGATTTCCAATCCATACGTTCAATGTGTGGTACTAACTCATCTACTTCTTTCTTATATGTATCAATTGGCAAGATTCCAGTGTGATACTTTGTTTCATTTGATTTAAAGCATGCACCTTTTTCTTTAGCAAGATCTACAGATGCCTTAATTAAATAGTATGACCATGCCTCTGCATATTCATCAACAGTAGCAAGAGCGTCTTCGTTATACTTGAGACCACGTTTAGCAAGGAAGTATGCAAAGTTAATGATGCCGATACCTAAAGGACGACGGTTCATTGTAGACTTACGTGCAGCTTCCATTGGATATTCTTGATAGTCAAGTAGTGCATCTAATGCACGAACAGCTAATGTACAAGGTTTCTCAAAGTCTTTAGGCTCGTTAATAATACCCCAGTTGATTGCACTCAGAGTACACAAAGCAATCTCACCATCAGGATCATCAGCATTATTCAACGGCTTCGTTGGTAAGTTAATCTCTGTACATAGGTTAGACTGTCGTATTGGTGCAATGTTTGGTAAGAAAGCCCCATGATCATTAGCGTGATCTACGTTCATTAGGTAGATCCGACCAGTGTCTTTACGCTCAGTTATAAACTGTGAGAATACTTCGATTGCTGGTAATACCTTCTTACGGATACTAGTAACCTTTTCGTACTTCTCATATAACGTTTTAAACTTAGCTTGGTCTTCAAAGAACGCATCGTACAAACCAGGAACGTCAGCAGGTGAGAACAATGTAATATTGCCACCAGTGAGTAGACGCTCATACATGGTTTTGTTAAACTGAAACGCGTAATCCATTTGACGTACACGATTCTCTTCAGTACCTTTATTGTTCTTTAGTACAACTAAGTCTTCAAACTCTAAGTGCCATACAGGCAAGTAAACAGTTGCAGCACCGCCACGTACTCCACCTTGAGAGCAAGACTTAACTGCAGCAGAGAAGTACTTTAAGAAAGGAATTAATCCCGTGTGTACAATCGAGCCATCACCGACCCGACTGTCGACAGCACGTATTCTACCAGCGTTAATACCGATGCCAGCCTTCTTAGAAATATAGCGTACAACGGATGTGGATGTTGCGTTGATACTTTCAAGCGTATCATCAGATTCAATAAGAACACACGATGAGAACTGGCGCGTAGGAGTTCTGACCCCCGCCATAATAGGCGTCGGTAGAGAGGTTTTAAATGTGGAAATGTCATCATAATAATCCTTAACCCATTTCATACGGGTAGCCTTTGGATAGTCAGAGAACAGCGTAGCTGCAATAAGCATGTATAATACTTGAGGACTCTCAAAGACTGTTTTGGTTCTACGATCCTGGACAAGATACTTTCCACGGAACTGTTCCATACCAACATACGTGAAATTATCATCACGCTCATGTCGAATGTACGATTCTAGTGTATTGAACTCTTCAGGTGTATAGTTATCTAATATGGCTTTATCATATACGCCACGTTCTACGTTATTCTTTACAATAGTCGAAAGATGGAATGGCTCTTCTGAACCATATACTTCTTTACGTATCTTGTAATTAACCAACCGTGCAGCAACAAACTGATAGTTAGGTGTTTCGTCTGAAATCAATTCAGCAGAAGACTTAATTAATAGTTCGTGTATATCATAGGCTGGTATTTTATCGAATAGTTGGATATTCGCACGGATCTCTATCTCGGAGATCGACACAGCAGTAATATCTTTGGTTGCCCATTCTAATACCTTGTGTACTTTCTCGAGATCAAATAGTTCGATCCGACCGTCACGCTTTGTGACGTTCATAGTGTTTTTATTCATGTGTGTAAGCTCCCGCTACTCAATCTGATTTGTATATATTATAACACATTTTACATGTGTTGTACACAGCTTATTCGCTATTTTCTTCAATATCTTCGGGTGCTACTGCATTTTCATAATAAACAATGATTTCTATTTGTTGTTCTATATATCTTCGTAACTCAGCAAAGTTTAAAGACAAGTTCTCGTAGTCCTTTATAGAAATAGCAATGTAAGCATCGGAGCCATTCTTCGCTTCGAACTCTTTTCTAAATTCTTCGTAATTTTCATTGGAGACGACATGGATCTTTATGTCGTTTAATTGAACTTGTTTTGGTCTGGCTACAGTAGGTACTACGGTTTTAATCGTATTAGTTACTGTTACTATCTTCGGTTCCGGTCTCAGTACGCTGCACCCCATTAGGGTCAGTGATACCAGCAAAATCGTTCCATAATTGATCAGTCGCATTTTGCATCCTCTTTTGAATAAGGCCAGGTTTCTTATTGGCCAGGTGAGTTAAATTATGTTTTTGCAATGTGCTTCTCAGCTCATCACCATACTGTTCCGCACGTCTGAGGTCTTTACCCAGTTGCGAACTAAGCTCATTTAATCTCGTATTCTCAGATCTTTCAAGTGCGAGTGAAGCTTCACTGGTTTGTACAGCCACTTCCATTTGTGCAACGTTTGCTCTAGCGATTTCTAAATCATCACGTATTTTTTTAACATACAACCCACCTGATGCCAAAGCACCACAGATAATAACAATCATTGCAAGTTTTATTGTTGAAAACAATTGCTACTCCTTTTCGAAATCTTTAAAACGTTTTAATGGCTTTCTATCACCAAGGAGTGTTTTCTTCTTACCTGGTGTCATATCAACAGCAGTACCGGTCGCATTCGTTGGTGCGTCTTCTTTCATCAGAGAATCATGATTCTTGGTGGCGTATGCAACGGCCTTGTCCTCTGAATCAAATTCTGCAACTTTTTTACCTTTAAGGTTATAGACACAAAACTTACCAGTGTCAGGGTTTTTTTGAACATGTTTACTAGGTTTCATCGGTATAAATCTCCTGCGGTCACATAGACCATTTGCTTCGTTGCTAAGTGACGCACTTCATATATTGACATACCCATGATATGAGATGTCGCGGTGGTGCCTTCAGCAACAGATACTTTACTATGGACTTGTGCCACGGTGTCACCGGTTTTAGGTGATAACATTGCTTGGTTTAATATATATACGCCTGGTAGTAGACTATCGCCCTTAACATGAAAACTTTCTTCCATATCGACAGAAAAATCTATTTCCATCTTGTTTAGGATGTCTCTTAATTCATCATCACTAAGGCCAGTCTCTTCACGCAACAGGAATAATGCAGCTGCATAGGAAGACAGGCGTGACTTACCAAATGGTAGTTTTTCTAGAATTCGTTTAAAGTTGAACACAAGCCTAAAGAATATAGTATAGGCATCCTTCTCTTCAGAAGTCTTAGCCTTGCGTAGACTCTTTCCATCCGCATCGATAAGACCCAACTCATATGCTTCCGTTTTATCAAACGGAGTAGTGAGGGCTTTAAGAAACCGATACGTGTAATAGAGGTCTGCTGCGCGATTTGCTATAGCCATTATAGGTTCCTTAATACATTTATTATATGAGAATCTAAAGGTATTTCTACGTGTTCATCCTCTTTTAAATAGTTCAAATATACTAAAAAGGTTTTTAACGTAGACATAGACTGTTCATCAGTCTTAAAAAACGCCATTCTTTTAGCATGAGTAATACCAAACACATTAAACAATACAATGAGATGATTTAGAATCAACCTCTCTTGTAGTTCACCATTACTTTCATATCGCCTAAGCAATCTTTTAAGATACTTAAAGCGATTTAGATCTTCATAAAACTCTTCTACTTCAGTGCATTGTTTATTGTCATAGTATTTTGAAGCATAAAGTAGAAAGTTATCATTTGTCAATTCATCAAAGAGTTGCATTAAATAGCCCTGTCCTAAAATTATATATTACAGGACTATTTATATACGCATTATTTGTCTATCAAGCCTTTGATAGTCTTAACAAGTGATTTCTTAGACTTACGTCGATCTAGCTCAACGCCGTGATCACGTCCAACTTCTTCAAGCTCTTCCTTAGACATATCTTCGACTGCAGTCATTTCAACAACCACAGCTTCAGCGTCATCTTCCATGATTGCAGTATCAACTGCTGTACCTGGTGCAATTGAAAGAGGCTCATCTTTATAATCAATAGATGGCGCGTATCCTACATCCATTCCAGCTTCAAACCGCTTCATGTCTCTTTCAGTCATTTTGCGACGCTTTAGCATCTTGCCTGAAGCAGTTACCACACCGTGAGGTGTAGCAACGCCATTTTTTAACCAGCCAGCTTTTTTCATTTTCGTACATCCTTCATACTTTTAAGTGGTTTAACGACAGCTTTGTCACCATCGGCTTTATCGCCTGGGCGCTTAGGAGATGCTTTAGTACCATCCTTTGGCTTGTCAGCATCTGGACGATCTATAGTTGGTCCTTTATGCTTTGCAATAAAATCGATTTGCGCTTTATTCTCTTGATCGGCATCGCCATCGACATTAGATGCTTCGTTCATTTCAGACTCAAACTGGTCAAGCTGTGCTTCATCTAATGTATCAATCATAGCATCAACCTGGTCATCAGTCATTTCTGAGATCTCATCCCAGTTGAATGATTCTTTAAACATTTTCGGGTGCTCCTCAGCAGCAGTTTCTTTATCACCATGATGTGCAATCAATGCCTTTTTAATATTTGCACTGCTTCCGACATATTCTACGCGGCCGTCATGTGAGTGATGGTTTCCTTTTATAAAGTTAGCTTTAACGCCAGCTTTCTTTGCCAAACCTGATATAGCGCTTTTATCATCATCCATGAATTCAATTGGATTGGATTTGGCTTCTTTTACTTCTTCCTTTTCGTCATTATCAGGTTTCTTCTTCACAGCGATCTTATCTTTTTTAGGAGCCGGTGCTTCTTTCTCTTTAGGAGGAGTTGGCTCTGCATCTGGATCTGGAGAAGGATCAGGAGCATCAGCAGCGGTTTGACGATCATCTTGCGATGGAGCGTTAGTTGCTGCAGGATCATTAACCTTTTTCTTTTCAGGACCTTTTTTCTTCTGCACCTTAGGATCTTCGGCATCAGTCTTATCGTCATCGGTTTCGATTTCAACAGCTTCTTTTTTGCCATACTTATCCCAAGGAGTCTTAGACAGAGTCACTGAGTCTTTACTCTTTGCTTTGTTTTTACCGCTTCTAAGAGCCTTATTAATATCGTCTAAACTTAGCTTTGTTTTCTTCTTAGCAGAAGCGATATATGTCTCTTCAACCGATTCAGAAAGTTTCCAGCCTTTTGCAAGAAATGCATCTTGCTTAGACTTATCGATAACCATGTTTTTACCGTTTTTGTCTACAACCATTACTTCCTTCTTAGGATCTTTTAGCTGGCGAACTTCATCAACGGTTTCTTCGGTTTTACCGGTACGGGCCATATTGTTAGCGCGCTTAGAGATACCTTTAACAGATACCTGTGCAAGCGTTTTCTTAACTTTTGGTCCTTTTTCGTCAAGCTCATCAGCTTCTTCGGTTTTCATAGACTTTTTAATAGCCTTACGACGCTTATGCAAATACTCATCAGAGCTATCCGTATCACCATCGTTATCGATGTCTGCATCAGCTTTGCCGACTGGATCCAGCTTTGTTTCTTTCATTGATGGATCATCGTCTTTCATCATTGAACCATCTGGCATCTTGTGGCTGCCAGCTTTTTTCTTTTCGTTTCTTTCTCGAAGCATCTGTACATATGCTTCTGCGATAGGATTATCCATCCTGTTCTCCTTAAATGAATTGTTGACCGACATACGCGGAAGCTACTACTGCGACGAGAATCCAAAACACACGATTTATAACTTTCGTAGTGATCCCATTTTCGTCTACCTTTTTTTCGATACTATCGACTCTTTCTTCTTGTTTAATCATCCTCTCTAACAGAAAATTCTTGTCACCTTCTAAGGCTATAAGCTTCTCTTCTGCTCGGGCTAATGATATAACTATTTCAGATAGTTTATCTATCTTAAATTCTATGCGATCCAATCGCTTTTGACTCTCTACCGTTTCCATTAGTTATCTACCTTTGATCCGCTGCGCCATTGGTGGCAGGACCAGTAATTGGCTTTCCACTTTGGTCCAGGATTGTCACAGTTATGTCGTGCACGGTAACTGGCTCGACGCTTTGGGTCATCGCGTTTGATCTCCATGTCAGGATCGCCAAAGCGTACAACAACAACAGACTTGTTAGGGCCCATTGTATAAACCTTAAACTTTTTCGAAGGAACTTCATTAGTGCGGATAGGGTCATTTAGCTTTACTTTCTTGCCGTCATGTACAGCCTCAGCAAGTTCGTAACCTTCACGTAACACGTGAAAAGGAATATCTACCGCCGATTCGTTAACAGGTTTTTCATGAGAATAACCAAGTTTTTTCATTCGCAAGTGGGTATCTAATGTATTAGCATCGTGTGCAGTGCCATCTTTATCGTACATCTTGTGTGGTTTAAAGTCATCAATCTTAGCTTGTTTCTTGGCTTCTTCTTTACCAAGATTACGTGACCAACGGCCTCGTGCTCGCATATACATCTTTTGTATTTCAGTCATTTTCATTTGGAATCGCCTTTGATGTATGAGCTAAAGGATGTGTGTGTATTTGTAATAGGTACTTCGATAGGAATATCAATTGATTCCTGAAGCTTCTCAACAGCGTCAAGCCATTTACGAAGCTTCTTACCGCCAGATTCAACTAAGACATAATTAGATCCTAGCATAACTACAGTACCTACTTCTTCTGACTCTTTAATAACAACTTCATCACCCACTGCGAATAGATCACCTTGGATGTAAGCTTCACGCTCGTTTGATACGGTTTGTAATTGTATATGTTGACGGAAGTCGTGTGACTCTTTAAGACCCATAGCAGTACGCAGATCATTAAACAGTTCTTTATCGTCTTTAAATCCTTTAGGAAGACCTTTAACGAATAAACTAAAGTCGTTGGCTTGTGCTGCTGCTCTCATCTTGGATGCAGACATACCAGATACTCCTTCAGAGTCTGGATCTCTTTCGCCTGCAGAGATTACATTAACTCCACCTTCGAAGTTATAAAAGCCGTGACGACCTTTGACAGCATTATACTTACCAATCAATGCTTCAAATTCTGATACACGATCTGATCCAACAACCATATTAACTCGATTGAATCCTTGATCATATAGTTTAACTAAAATGTCAAATACATTCTTAACAGACTTATCTAACTGTACTGCACGGGCGTGACGTGGGAACATCTTACGCATGTACTTTACTTTAGTAGAATGGTCTAATGGATTCTTTTTAGAGTCTTTTGTTTGTGATGGATATACCATATACTTAGAACCACGTGCAACTTTTGCAGCGGCATCCATAAGTTTCTCATGGCCAACAGTGGGCGGATTAAACCGACCAAACGAAAATGTAATTTCTTTGGTAGCTTCGGTGACGTACTCGCCGAATGACTTAAAGGACATTGTTACTTAGCTCCAGATGTTGCGTTTGGAGCCAGAGGAGATTTGCCTGGTTTATTCTTTTGGAGCTTGGCTCTGTCTTTGGCTCGAACCGTCTTCAATAGCTTCTTTGCCATTGTTTTTATCTGCATTTTCTTTTTAGATAGCCGGTCTTCAAGACCCTTACGAGCTGCATAAGACAACTCTGATTTAGGCTTATCTTTAAGAAGCTTTTTAGTCATTGCAACACGTGCACCTTTTTCGGCACGTTTCATTAATACTTCTTTAGACGCTAATTTACGCATAGATCTTTTACGACCCATTTGAATCTTTGCTCTGTTACGACGCATAGATTGTTTCAGCTTCATACGCTGCTGAGTGTTTAATGCTTCTTTAATTTCTTCCATAGTTCTTCCCATCAGGATTAGCTTTTTTGCCAGCCTTTAATTACATCAGAGGAAAAGTTATTAAAGCTGAACGTCATACGATCAACAAGCTTAACTGCTCCACCTTTTAATTTATCAATTGCCACAAAACCTTCTGCACCTGTTACAGTGTATCCAGACTTTGTTTTAATAAATGTATCAATACTGTTTACTTTATTAAGTTTATTTATAATAACTAATTTCGCCACTACTATGGCGTTTTGTAGGTCAAATATAGATTTCAAGTTAGCTTTATTACTTGTAGAGAAAAACTTGAGTAACTCATCTCGCTTTGCCATCTTACGGTCTTTAGCAGCTGGCGTTTTTACCTTGTCTGCTTCTTTTTGGAATCTTTCTTCGATCCACTTGATGAGACCTTGTACATGTTTTGCCGTATTTGTAATTTTTTCTCCTCGTCTAACAAAGGAGTTATTATACGTTTCGATGAGTCCGGCCATTTCTTCGTTTTTCGAAAGATCATTGAGGGCGTTGCCTTTAATTTTATTAAAAATCTTACCAGCTTCACTGAGCGCTTTCGTGACTTCGTCTGTATCTGCTTTTGTAAGTGTAGCCGTTCCCGATAGGTCTCTGAGGTTTGCATCCTGAAGCCACACAGAAGGCGCCTTTTTGAATGAAGAAGCTTTAACGCCAAAGGAGGCTCGCATATTTTCAAACGAATCGCCACTATAAGAAGTGTGCACAATAATTCCGATTCGAGCTTTACGTATATACTTGGCTTCCATAGAATCAGTGCGCACAGCGTACACAATAGTATTGGGATGAAAAGTAATATAGTTAACGCCATCGATAGTCTCCGGTTTTAGGTCCTTTTCCGTAAACATAAGATCGCCTTGAATCACGCCAGTAATCCCGATCTTGCTTAATTCGTCGAAAGCAACCTTGAGTTTTACTGATAGATCTCCAGACGTATCTTCGTCAATATCAGCGTGAGATTTATATACTTTAGGGTTTTTATTAAAGATACCCTTCTTTGCCACGAAAAACTTCTTATCGGTTGGATCTATACCGGCAAATACTGCAGGCGCACCGTCCCATTTAACCGTAACATTAACAGACTTCTTCGCACTGCCTGCTAACATATCTCTCATGGCTCTTAAGGCTAAGATAGATTCTCTTGCGCCATTAACGCCACCATATATCACACGATCTTCAATGTGAGTCATGTGGGTATTTTTGCCACTAGTGGCTTCGGTTACTAGGTGTGTCTTAAAGTTGATCATTAATGCTATGAGTCCTTAGAAACCGTATTATTGAGTATTATACGATTATTTATATGTTTCTGATACTCCAAAAGTAAGACCTCTTGCATTTTATATGCCTCGATCTCCCATGGTCGGTCGTAATATGGTATGGTAGAAGGTAAAAAAACAGGATACTCTTTGCGAATATCCTGTTTAATATGTACCATCTCGTGAAAGATAGCGGTTAATAGATCGTCACCAGCAAGCTTACGGTTGATACGTATAACGTACTCTCGGTCATCGTAGCCCTGGTCAACATCTGCGTCTACATCCATGTTGCAAATACGGACTGTTACAAAGATCTTGCGGATCCTAGGTAACAACCGTTTGCAAGCAAAGGCGAGTGCATCATCCTTAGATGACAATATGTTTACGCTCTGCGACGATAGATGTAGGCATCAACACGATCAGCTACATCTAATGGTATAAACCATTCAAAAGCGCCAGACCGCTTAACAGTGCTTGAACGTCCCTGACATTTAACATAGAACTGATAGTCCATCTTCGAGGCCCGAAGATCTTTGTTCATATGCTTAACCATAGATCTAAGATCGTCAAGTTGAAACATGTCAGTGTGTGACTCATAATCAAATGTGCCAATGTAAGCTGTGGACTTACGAGCTGTGTCGTTTTGTATTCCCATGATGTATCTCTCTTCTCATTAATATGTAACCATTATACCACATGTGAAGAGCTTTGTACACCTTTAATTTCGCCTTTTGCGTTTATTTTTATAATTTTTTCGGATTCAAGTATATCCAAGGTGAGTTCAGAACCAGTCTTAAATCCAGACTTATACTGATGTTTCATAGCTATCACAAATAGAATGAAGAGACAGGCAAATTGCCAATATTCAAGAAACATACTAATCAATTTTATGCAGTTTTTTGATGCCGAGAGACCAGTTCTCTGCAGCATCTTCTACATACCTTAGGGTTTTATTAGGAAATTCTTCAATGAAGAACCGTTTGTCATTGCTATCAAAGTACTCGATATGAGCGTATTCTTCTTTGTAGTTCATGTGAACTTCAGCTTTACCTTTGTTACTCTCTGCATAGAATGTACTTAAACACTTACCCATTGGGCTTACTCCTTTGGTAAAAATTGCTTAGTCATAGGGAATATTTGTACGATAGTTGCTGCGATAGCTATGGCAAGATCCATGTGTTCTTGTTGTGTTCCATTGCCAGCACGTAGTTCAATGTAGTGTATCCATGATCTAATAGTTCCGTTAACATATAGCTTAGAAACTGTGTTACCTTCTGGAAGTACAACACGAGCTTGCTCTTTTGCTATACCATTATCTATAGCCCAGGAATAGGCTTCTTTAGCATGATCGATAAGTGATTGTTGACGTTCCATCCATTCCGCACTTAACATTGCATCATCTGTTGCAATACTGTTCTGACGGTTCTTTGTGTCTTGTAGACGTGCGTCCCTTAAAACAAAATCAGCATCAAGATCGCGGATGTCAGCATACCGCTGAGAAAACTCTTGAAAGCTAAATGATCTATGGCGGAGGAGCTGTCTGGCAATGTCTCGGGTCGTGACGACTTCGAGGGTGGCTGAACACATTTCAAACGGTGACCAGTGTTTGTGTTTGACGAGGTAATTAAGTAAGCCTGCCGTTGTTTTAGTGTTAGCTTGGTTGGATGGATTGGAGACACGCGCACAGTACGCGACGAGATCCTGTATGTTGTCGAGTCCCTTATGTGCAAGTTCGCCTCCATGAATTCGGCCACTCGGTTGAGTATAGCCTATTAGCTTAGCTTTCATTATATATCCTATTTAACAGATCTAAGTGGAAGAAATTCAGAAGACATACTATCCTGATAATCATTACTGTAATACTGACGAGTTACAGTGGTCTTTTTAACACCGCGGTCATGTTGCTCGTATGTTACAATATATTGTTTAATAATTTTATCTTTAGGTCTAGTGACCTCATTCATAAAGGGTCCAGATGTGTCGATTGTCATACTTGTCATACTTTAAAATCTCCAAAGTTCTTTGTTTCACGTTTATTGAATGTATTTATCGGTGTTGCTGGCATCGGCTGACCTACAAGGTTCTGGGCAGCGTCTTCTACATCATACAATCGCATACGAGATCTATCAACACCTACAATAAAGCGAGTGTTTATTCCAGTATCGTTGTATCTGTTTTTGAGCTGCTTGACGAGCATTTGTCCAAGTCCTTCGAGCTCTTCGTTTGAGATGAGAGCGAACATAAGATCCGCTGTAGCAGGTAATCCGAATGATTCAGACGTATCCTCGAGGCCGACATCACTCGAGCCATATCCACTTCTAGTTGTTTGAGTCGCGCTGACAATGGGGACATTGAACTCGACCGCAAGTCCTCGAATCTCTTCTGCAATAGATTTGATAAGGGAATATGTATTGATTCCACCTGATAGTCCCTTGATGCGAGATGATGCACATATGTTCAAGTAGTCTATAAAAATAATATCGGGTGCAAAGTTCTTCTTAAGTTTAAGTTCATTAAGCAATGCACGGAAGTGTCCTACGTGTGCAGAGCCGGTGGGGTATTCTTTAATAATAAGAGAGCCATCAGTCTTGCTGGATATCTTATTCACCTTATTATCAAATGCTTCCTTGGATAACTTCTCAAGTTGATCGATTGGCGTATTGAATAAGTTAGCATCAATACGCTCAGCGATACGTTCTTCAGACATTTCCATGGTCAAATACAACACATTGCTACCGCCAGTTAAAGCGCCTGCAGCCATATGACACATAAACAAAGACTTACCGACACCTGTACCAGCAAGAGCAATATTCAAAGTCTTCTTAGGTAAGCCGCCTTTAGTAATCTGGTTGAATTTATCCAGATCAAAAGGAAGCTTTTCTTCCGTAGTATGATAAAATTCATAACGAGCATCAGCACTACCAACATAGTCATGGCCGATGTTAGTATCAAAAGAAACACCTAATGCATCTGACAGAATTGTAGGCAGAGCATTCTTGGTTTGGTTCTCATCACGACCATCAATGATTTCAATCGACTTCATGATGGCAAGATAGATTGCTCTGTCTTGACACCACTTCTCAGTTGATTCTAGAAGCCATTCAGTATCAGCAGCTATTGGTTCCTTAATAGTATTAACTACTTCGTGCGCCTCAATGAAATTATTACCAGACAAGTTGGCATTGTCTAACTCAATAGACAATGCCTCTGGTGTTGGTAGCTTGTTGTATTTTTCAACAAATGCTACTATTTCATTAAACACGAACCGATTAGCGCCTTCGAAATACTCATTCTTAATGAATGGTATTGACTTGCGAGTAAACTCACTGTTTGTCAGAAGGTTCCTTAGAATCGTTGTCGGTAGTGCTGTTGTCATTATCATTTCCTATTTTATAATCGCCAGTCTCAAATGCATCTTCAAGGATGTGTTGTAACACACCTCCTATATGATCCTGGAACTGTGGATTCCCATCGAGAGTTTCATCACCCTCAATAAGAGTCCACCTAAAGCTCAAGGATGCAATGCCCTCATCATCTTCAGTGATTTCATCAACCTTGGCGCTTACTTTACCGTACTGGTACTTAGTACCTTTCCACTCACCTGTAAGCAGTTCGACGGTATAGAAGTCATCCTCGTTTCTTTCAATGAATTTATAATCACTCTTGGCTATATTATACACTATTTTCCTCCGATTGTACATCATTAATTTCATCTTCATCATCACCTAACATTGATTTCAAACCAATGGTATAACGACTTTTGATGTGATCAGCAAAATCAGTTTCTTTAAAGATAGGATCCCAGAAGTCTTTGGTCAACGTATCTTTCTCACGACACTTAGGATCAACAAGCTCACCAGTATCACGATCGATACGACAGTACCAACCATTCTGAGGTTTGCCTACATAGTTACCTTCTAGTGCAACATCAAGTAAACCTGACATAGCTTCGATACCACCGTCCCACGTAACGGACACAGGGATCTTAGACTTCTCTTTAACAAAGCGAGACTTCTCAATATTGATAATGAAGTTGTAACCTTTGATCTCTTTGCCAACCTTTTCTTGTTGACGACCAATGATCCAGATGTTATCAGCACTATAGTAGATACCAGTACCACCGGATACCACAGCCTTACTAAACATTTCCATAGTCTGGTAAGTGTGATTGATGGCCAACATAGGAACATCTTTCATCTTCAGGTATGGAG